GCGACGTAATGGGCGATTGCGTGAATTGTATAGCATTACAATCTCATTGCATTCAAATTCACCAAAAGCTGAACCATTGATGACTTTACCTTTCAACTCACAGTCAATTTTTACATCTTTAATCATCTGAGTTATTCCTTAGTTCGTTTCTGTTATTTAAAGAATAACTCAAATGGGTTAAAGATTAGTTACTCTTTCAATTTATTTTCGTTTTATTCCGTCGGTAGTTGATACACCAAGCTTTGCTAATTCGGCGCGAATTTGAAACCCTTTAGCAACTAATTCAAGCGTTAAATCGTTATTGAGAATTTGGTCAAGTTCAGCTTTAAGCTTGCGAATTTTTTGTGATTTGGTCATTGGCGTGTCTCACTGTTTGCATTGTTCATGATAATCAATATGCGTCTGATCTATTAAAATTTAGTTAAAATCAAAACTATTTCAAATAAATTATTTAGTGATAATTCGTAATACAACTGATTATCAAAACATGAATGTAACATTATTGACACGCATACATTAGATGTGCAATGCTCTGTATGCCGGTCACCATCTAGCGCAGTCCCTCTAGTCCCGCGTGGTGATATCGCCTAGCGCTCTGTGACCGGCACCCTTATAAACCCCACCAAATCACACCAAATGAACCGCAATCGACACTCTGTATGTGTCCGATGCCGTCCAATCATGCTAAAATCTGTTCAGTTTAAGTTGCACTATCAACAGTTAATATTAATTCTTTTATATACAACTTAATATTAACGAAAATTAACTATTGTATATGCATTTTGAGTTTATGAAGGCTCGCAACACAGGGGGTAAATTATTAATACCCCTGTGTACGCTTAATGTTTTGAAAAATTTTAAACATTTTGAAAAAATTTAATCTTTTCTAAAACCTAAAAATACAGGCAATCTAGGTTTACTTTTTGCAGTTAGATTTTGATATTTAAATTTAATTTTTTGCCCAATTAAATTAGTTTTGTCTGCCCACAGATCAGCCCGCATTTTATCAGTAAATCCAGTTCCAATATCAAATTCAATTCCATTTTCAAGCTGGCAATTTAAAGCACCCATAGTATTAGTTGAAATTAAATTGGCTTTATGTGAACTTCGCTTAGTTCGCCCAAACTCATCTTTAATCGCTTCATTATTATTGTGCATAAGTTCTTCAACTCCAATAATAATTGCGTCTGCATCCTGAAAAGGTTTATATTTAAGCAAATAACCTTCTTTTTCAGTTGAGCGACCAAATTTGTAAGGCCCATTTAATGACCTTACCATAACCCCCTCATAACCTAAACCAACATAATAATTAGCGCATTCCTGTAATTGTTCAGCGTTATCTATTCTAAAATGACGAACGATTTCAACTCTGTTAAACTCACGATAAGTTGTAGTATGGGTATTTACAGATAAATTTGCTTGATGAAATCTGCTTTCAAAACCTGACCCACAACCTTGTTTATCAAATACATAAAATTTAAAATTAGGCTCACCAGAAATAGTCATAATTCCAGATTGAGTAATGTTAAAAACATCAGAATTAACAGGATCGCCTACAATAAGTTCACCATCTAAACCATTAGGCATTGATTGCATAAAATTTTGAACAAAAAGATTAGGAATTAATTTAAGTGTTCTAGAATAAGCTTTTCCATTTAAAATAATACATCTAATACCATCAAGTTTTGGTGAAACTAGAACGGGGTACTTAATAGCATTTAAATTTTTAGGGCATTTACCAGATAGCATAACTTCAAGTTTCTTAGTCATTCTGTGGGCACCGTATTTTACTATTAAGTTTTCTATTGCTATTTCTTTAGTTTTACCATGACAGTAATAAATATCATTCTCAGTAAAGTAAGCTGAATATGCATAATCAGGGTTTATAAATTTTGGTAAGTTGTGAAATTCCGTTACTATCATTTAAGTCTAATCCTTCAAGCTCAAACAGTTCTTTAATGGCTCCAATTTCAGTATCAGACCAACCGGCTTTCATACCTTCATCGGCAGTATCGTAAAAATACGCGCACCAATCATTTATTGCAATATGCCAACTAAGAACAATTTTACGTTCTTTATATTTATATTCACTTGTCATTCTAATTCCCCAACAGCTCATGATCCAATAATGTAAATAAGCGTCCAGATGTACCTAAAATTTTACATTGATGTTTAGGAACTTCTGCAATTAAACCAATATCAATCATAGATTGAAGACAACGTTTAATCGCAACAGTTGCCCCAAGCTTATCATTTTTAAATGCAGCGGTAGAAATTAATTTTCTAGATAAATATACATACGTTAACAATTTATTATTATATAAGTCTTCACCACTTTTACTTTTATCATATTTATATGCGCAGTCTTTATATGGCTTTATAATATAATCTTTAATTGCCTTGCTCATTGTATCAATTTGAGCATTATCGTCATTAGGGCGACCAATTTTGCCCTTTTCAAATCTCCAACAAACGCGTTTGGTATCGGCAGTTATTAAATCAATTGCCCATTGCATTGCTTCTTGGTCAATAATTGGGAAATTTTCATTTACACCAACAGCAACTAAAGCAGCTACCCGCAATGCTTTAATATGCGAACGATTCCAAAGTTCCCCTATTGCATCGTTATTACTTTCATTAATATTTTTAGTACAAAAAGCATCGAATTTCACACTTAGATCATTTGCTTCCGGTGATAATCTAACATCATTAACAATATTACCATGAGTTAATGTTAATGAGCAACTTACTACTGATAATAAGTGTTGTAATAATTCAGGACTTGGCTTTATCAACTGATGATTTAAATTAGGATCGACTCTATCACCAAGATATTCGATTGTTAAAAATCGAGGCAATAAACCGCTAGTTACACTTTCTTCACTAAGATTATCATAAAGAGAACTTGGTGTACTTTCGCCTAGTATTGTTAATGCTGGAGATATAAGTTCTTTAGTATTTTTTTCTTTATCTGAATAAGCAACGGGTTTATATGAATTATTTTTACCACTTTTATGAAACAAATCTAAAAGCATTCTTTTTATACCTAAATCAGCAGGGCTTGCCCTTGGATCAGATAAAGCTTGCATTTTTAAACCAAATTCACCAGCAATTGAGAATGCACAACCAAGTGGGTTATTACTCATATAACGAGTCAAACCTTGACCAGATGCATAATCACCAGGACCAATAAAGTCCCTTGCTGATGGAATAGATTTAGAAATATAATTCATTAATTCTGTTGTTTTATTGGCCATCGCTTCTTTACCGCGACCAGTTTTAGCAAGCAAAAGAATATAAAGATTTAAACCTTGATCACTTACATTATAGGCACGCCCCGTTATACCTGCCATCATTGCAAGGGCACCAGCTAGGGCTATTTCTGGAACAGGGCGATAACTTGAGCTATAAATATAATTAGCAATGTCACCAACTAATCCTTTTGGAAATGTGACCTTATAACCTACATCAATTTCATTAGAAACAACACGATCAACTTTTATTTTTTTAACTTTAGTTACAGCTTCCATTTGTTTAATTTCATTATTAATCATATCTAAATTAACCATAGGTAATTGCTTATCAAAAGCTTTATTAACCATAGTATTTAAATAATCAATTCGTTTTGCTTTAGGTCTTTTACCTAAAATGCTAGAGTGAAATATTCTTATTATTTGTTCTTTATTTTGAGTATAAAAGGCAATAATATCAATAAATGCAAAATCAGCAGCAGATTGATCTGAATTATATAACGTTTTCCATTCTTCTGTTAAAAGTAATTTAAATTTATCACCATTTACTGCATTACATGCCATTTCAATAATTTCAATATCTGAATGTTTTTGCTCTGCATTACCATCATAAGCTATATATTTAGAGCCTTTACCCATTTCTGCCCACAGAATATCTAATAACTCTTGCTTTGCAGATATTGGTTTATTATTATAAATGTTACCTGTCATAGTCATATAGCGTTCTGATGAGTAAATTTCAACAGAACTTCTACGTCGACCACTTTTTACTAACCCCTTAACAATAATATGCAGACCTTTACCGCTAGGGCTAATTTCAGAATAACTATCAAATTTATTAAAAATATCTATTTGACGTTGATAATCAATTTGGTTTGAAGTTGTGTCCAAATCAATAAATGTAAAAGGGTCTTTTTCCGTTAATACAAATCCAATTCCAGAATACTCGATTAGTTCACACGATGCTAATGCATCATCAAAACTGCCCCATGTATTAGGGTCAGTCACGCTAGCCATGCGTCCTGTATGTGGGCAATATGGGATTTTTGTTGGCTTATTAGAGTTGTCCCGTTCTTCTAACTTCCAGCATACAAATTGATTGAAAGCTTTTAATTCATCTGGAATATTATTAATCATTTTGTAACTGCTTTCAAATAATTCGTAAGCCTTTCTATTTTTGAAAGACCAGGTTCATCAATTTTATTTCTAGCAAATAATCTAAGCCAAGAAACTGTTATTCCGGTTTCATTAGCTATGTCTAAATAAGTAATATTTCTAGGTCTATCAATTAATAATTTTAAAGCAATATCTTTCATAGCAGAACCTTGTCTTGGTTTCCTTAACCTTTTCTTAATCTTTGTTAATCGTTGCATAACCTACTCACTTTCGGCTTGCTGCCTACCATTCACGCGTGCGGTCACTCTATATAGTGTGAGAGTAGACTAGCAGTCAATGCTATTTTTCTTGTAGGCTTTTGCAGAAAACGCATTGACTTCAACATGATCTTGAGATACCTTCATTCTCATCAGCAACGGCCTAGCCTAACTGCTGATGCTAAGCCGGTTACGGTAAAAGCAAACGACTTGTACATTTAATCACCCAACTGATATTTCATTTCTACTATCTAAAATTCAGAGAACATTAATTTTACTTTCTATTTTATAAAATTTACCACTAGAAACTTTAACTTAAAGGAAATGGCTATGAATGCCTCATCCGAAACAGCAAATATAAATGATTTAGAATTGTATGCTCTTTGGTCTAAAACACAAGCTATTTTACAAACTTATAAACAAAAAGAAACTGAATTACGGACTGAAATTGTTAAAAGAAGTTTTGCAGAAGCACCAACAGGAACAACTAATATTGAATTACCTAAAGGTTTTGTTCTTAAATGTGTTAAAAAAGTAAATTATAATGTTGACCAAAAAAGTGTCAATGCTGCATTAGCTGAAATTCAAAAGCTTGGTAATGAAGGACAATTTATTGCAGGGCGTTTAATTAAATGGAAAGCTGAACTGTCATTAACAGAATATAAGCTTTGTCCTTCTACAGTTAAAGCAATAATAGATAATGTTGTTACGATTGTTCCTGCCATGCCAACACTAGAAATTGTAGAACCAAAAAAGAAATAATTTATTTGCTCACGTCGATTTAAAAGAGCATTCAAAAGGTATATGTAGACGGTAAACCTTTAAAATAGGAGTATTTAATGCTCAAAAATATAAAATGGCTGTTAAGTGCATTGGCATTTAACATCTTAGTTAAAATATCTTATGAATTACCTGAACAAAAATTACTTGAACAATTACCTGAACAATTAGAATTTGAATTTTAAATTAGTCCGTATGGTGAAATGGTAAACACGAAAGACTTAAAATCTTTTGCTTATGGCTTGTCGGTTCAAGTCCGACTACGGACACCATTAATAACGAGTATGCCATGTTAGATTATACAAATTTTAATGTTAGATATTTACAAAATAATGATTATGAAGCTGTAGTATTTAATAATAATAATGATTTATCTTGGGATACGTCTTATTCTTACTTTGTAAAAAATAAATGGATTATTAAAAGTTTTGCTGGAAACAACAATAGTTGGTTTAGAAAACTAGCAAAAAATGGGCAGCCTCTTTACTTAAAAGCAAGAGAAAAAAAATCACAGAAAGATGCTTATAATCAACGTAATAAATTTGATTCTATAATTGATCATAATATTGTTGATTGGACACCACTTAGATTAAAACGTCTAATGCATTTAATTGGTTGTGAAACTGATAAAGAAACTATTATGGAAAGTTTTGCCACTTCCAGTTACGAACAAATTAAAATTGGTATGAATAAAATAGGCATCACGCGTAAAAAAGTTGCAGTTAAAACTTATAGAAAATCCATAAAACATGAACCTTCAATCAACCAACAGCATTAGTTCTAAAGGCGGGGTTAAATTATTTGTTTACGGAAAAACTGGTTCACAAAAAACTCGTATGTGCGCAACAGCACCTAACCCCGTCATTATTTCAACAGAAAGTGGATTGCTTTCACTAAGACAATTTAACTTACCTTTTGTTGAAGCTCAAACATTAACTGACGTTGAAACTTATATTAAACAATTAATGTCTAGTCAATTTTCTACTATTTGTATTGACAGTTTATCAGCAAGCGCAACTCGCGAATTAGCGCGAATTATGCCTAGTTATAAAAATAAAATGCAGGCTTATGGGGAAATTGCAGAACGTATTGAAGCTTTAATGTGGCAAATTCAAAGATCACAAGAAAAACATTTTTATATTACTGCTCATCTTGACACGTACCAAGATGAAATGGGAGCGGTAATGTTCGGTCCTCAATTCCCAGGCAAACATCTTTCTAAATCATCACCTTATATTTTCGATGAGATTTTGTATTCTCATAAGGTAAAAGTTGCGGACGGTAAAGAAATTATTGCTTTGCGTACACAAATGACTAATACGATAGAAGCAAAGGATAGATCAGGTGCGCTAAATGAATTAGAAGAACCTAATATTGCAAATATAATCAACAAAATCGCTAAAGGATAATCTGGTATGAATGTTAATTTTTCTTTTAATGCTCACAATATTGCACCAATGACTGCTTATGAGCCAATCCCTGAAGGTTTTTATAAAGCTATTATTGAAAGTCATGAAATTAAACCTACCGCTAAAGGTGACGGTGGTTTTGTTGCACTAAAAATTAATATTGCAGAGGGTGAATTTAAAGGACGTTCAATTTTTTATCGTCTCAATCTTTGGAATCCAAATGAAAAAGCTGTTGAAATTGCACAAAAGCAACTTTCGTCCATTTGCCATGCAACAGGCGTATTTATTTTGAGTTCGCTTGCTGATTTTAATAACTTCCGCAATATTCCTTTTGTTGTTAAACTTGTTATTAAAACTGATAAAGGTGATAAGGGTGACATTGTTAGTAATGAAATTAAATTAATTACTAAAGACGACGGTTCACAGTCTTTGGGGCAGACCGGATCATCAATTAATTCTGGTGTTAGTGGGTTTGCTCCACAACAGCCAGTAGCAGCAGCACCCGTGCAGGCATGGCCACAGGCTCCACAACAGCCAGTAGCAGCAGCACCCGTGCAGGCATGGCCACAGGCTCCACAACAGCCAGTAGCAGCAGCACCCGTGCAGGCATGGCCACAGGCTCCACAACAGCCAGTAGCAGCAGCACCCGTGCAGGCATGGGTTCAACAGCCAAGTGCCGATCAGCGACCACCGTGGGCACAATCTAAATAAACGTATTATTAAAACAGGGGCAAATTGCCCCTGTTTTAATATTGAGGTTATAATGTTAGATAATCCATTATTTAGAAAGCAATTGGCAGAAGAAATTCAAAAAAGAATTGATGCTTATTGTGTTAAAATATATTCAGAAGGCCCAAGAAATCACTTAGGTGCATCTATTATTGGTAATGAATGCCATCGTTATATTTGGTACCATTATCGTTGGGTTTATAATAAAGTATTTAGTGGAAAGCAATATAGACTATTTAATCGCGGTCATCGTGAGGAAGCTAAATTTCTTGAATATTTACGTGGTATTGGTTTTAATGTAACTGATGTTTTAGAAAACGGTAAGCAACAGCGTTTATCGGCAGTTATGGGACATTTTGGCGGTTCTCTTGATGGAACTGCATTTTTGCCGCCTGATCTAAATGTTAATGAAAAACTACTATGTGAGTTTAAAACTAAAAAACATGGCGCTGATTTTAATAATATTGTAAAAAATGGCGTTAAGTTTGAAGAACCTGTTCATTATGATCAAATGTGTGTCTATGGGCGATTTTATGATATTCAATATGCTATTTACATTGTAGTTAATAAAAATAATGACGATATGCATATTGAAATTGTTAAACTTGATCATGCTTTAGCTGATAGAAAAATTGAACTTGCTGAAAAGATTATTAGGTCAAGGCAAGCTCCAAATCGAGTAGCAAGTAGCAAAAACTACTTAGCTTGTAAAATGTGCGATATGTCTGGTGTTTGTTGGGACAATGTACCGCCTGAGAAAAATTGCCGCTCTTGCTGGAAAGCAAAACCTATTGAAGATAAACAATGGTTCTGTGAAGAATATAATTCAGTTATTCCGAACGAATTTATTAAAAATGGTTGTGATAAATGGGAACCTGTTAAATGATAAAATTACCAATTATTGGTTATGGGACTTGGTATGTCGCAGATGAAATAGAAACAGTTACAATTTTAAAAGAAGCCAAAAACGATCTTGAATTTTGGATTGTTTATAAAGATGGTGAATTAAAACTTATTTGTTTTGGCGGAATACATCATTTTAAAAAATTAATTTAAATTTATGAGAATTAAATGACCCCGAGATACTATCAACAAGATGCTATTGATAGTATCTTTAATGACTTGATGAACACTAGTGGTCATCCAGTAGTAGCCATGCCCACAGGAACAGGAAAATCAGTTGTTATTGCAGGTGCAATTACCCAATGCATTAGATATTATCCGAGAACGCGTTTTGCAATGTTAACGCATGTTAAAGAACTTGTAGAACAAAATGCGAATAAATTAACTGATATGTGGGCAGGTGCTCCATTAGGTATTAATTGTGCCGGTTTAAAGCGTCGCGATACAATGCACCCTATTATTTTTGGCAGCATCGGAAGTTCAGTTAATAATATTGAAGAATTTGGCCATCGCGATGTTTGTTTTATTGATGAGGCACATAGAGTTAGCCCTAAAGAAAATACAAGTTACGTTAAAAGTTTTAAAGTGTTAAAACAAATTAATCCTAACATTCGATTTGTTGCATTAACTGCAACGCAATTTCGAATGGGTCAAGGTTTAATTACAAACGACGGTGTTTTTACTCATACTTGCTATGATATTACAGGTATTGAAGCATTTAATCGACTAATTCGTGAAGGTTATTTATCGCCATTATATCCAAAACCAACTAAAACTAAATTAGATATTAGTGATGTTAAGATAACAGGTGGTGAATATAATCTTGGTGAATTGCAAGCTGCTGTTGACAAAAACGAAGTAACACAAGCTGCATTAAAGGAAGTTTTAGAAGCTGGTTACGATAGACGTTCGTGGTTAGTATTTGCGTCTGGTGTTGATCATGCTGAACATATATCAGAACAATTAAACGCAATGGGAATTGCAACAGCTGCAGTTCATGGTGACACAAAACGCTGCACTAATGAGCAACGCGATAGATATATTAAAGATTTTAAATTCGGCAAGTTGCGTTGTTTAGTTAACAATAATATTTTAACAACTGGATTTGATCATCCACCAATTGATTTAATTGTTATGTTACGTCCTACAACTTCACCGGGTTTATGGGTGCAGATGTTAGGACGTGGCACAAGGCCATGTGAAGGTAAAAACGATTGTTTGGTGTTAGATTTTGCAGGAAATACAATGTCATTGGGTCCAATTAATGACCCTAGAATTCCAAAAGCTAAAGGTAAAGCTAAAGGTGTTGCACCTGCTAAATTATGTTTAGCTTGCAATACTTACAATCACACTAAAGCAACTCATTGTATTAAATGTGGAAATGAATTTACTTTTGAAGTTAAAATTCAAGACACGGCATCAACACAACCTTTAATGGTTGAAGAAATACCAGTTACGGAAATGTTTGATGTTACGCGAGTAATTTATAATAAACAAGAAGGTAATGAAAATAAAAAACCTATGATTAAAGTTACATATATGTGTGGCGTTAGACAATTTGTTGAATGGGTTTGTTTAGATCATTCTGGTTATCCTAAACATAAGGCTAATAATTGGTGGCGAACGCGTCACGGCTATACACCACCTGAACCTGATGAATTTGGAACAGCAACAGATAAAGCAATGAATAAAATAAATGAATTACTAACACCAACTAGAATTAAAGTTTGGTTAAATAAAAAATATCCGGAGATTTTGTCTTATGAGTACTAAAATTAATGATAGAGTTGCAACTGTTCATGGCATGACACAAGAAATTTCAGCAATTATTAAGCATCATTTGCTTAGCGCAACTCGCACTTGCATTAATTGTTCTGAATTTGATGAAAAATCAGAAATGTGCAAAATTCATAAAGCAAGGCCGCCTGCTAGAATTATTGCTTTAGGTTGTGATAATCATGTTGATATGATACCATTTTGAAAGGATATTAAATGAAAAGTTTTATTTGCGTACAGCTTATAAATGAGATTGGTGATGTTTATGTAAATATTAATTCTATAAAACTTTTTAGTATTGATATCGTTAGTAACGTTACCATCATAACAAATGACGGTATAGCTTTTGCTATAACAAATAGTTTAGATGATATTAAAAAGCAAATTAATAATGGCACGTAAACCTAAAGTTGCAAAAAAAGAACTTGAAGCAAAATCTGATCTAATTCAAGCTCTTGAATTTGTTTGTCTAAATCAAAAAGATACAGGGACACCATTAGAAGTTGCTTGTTTATTTGAAGATCAACAAGTGACCACGTTTAATGGAATTGTAACTTTAGGTCATCCAGTGCAAGGGGATTTGTCAGCATGTGTGCAGAGTAAGCGCTTGCTTGCCGCGCTACATAGGATCGATGGTGCATACAGCATAGCGCAGGACGGTTCAAAATTGACTGTACAGGGCGGCAAGCTCAAAGTGCCAATTGCCTGCTATCCTTTGGATTTGCTCGCCAGCGGCCAACCTGACCCCATTTGTGGCTTACTGAGCAATGACTTTCGGACTGCACTTGATTTTGTCGGGCAATGGGCAGTAGAAACAGGCTCAAGCGTCGAAATGTCTAGTGTATTATGCAAAGGTCAAAGCGTATTTTCAACCGATAGAATTGTTGCAGTTGAATATTGGCATGGAATTAATTTTCCTGAGCTTGTAATTCCTAAAACATTTATTACTTTGCTTAGTAAAATCAAATTTGGCATTGTTGCATTTGGCTTTAGTGATAATTCATTAACAATTCACTTTGAAAACAAAGCTTGGATTAAAACGCAACTATACCAAGACAAATGGCCTAACTTAATTCCAATGTTTGATAGACAAACTGAACAAAAACAATTACCTATTGGTTTTAAAGAAGCTATTAATAATTTATTTGAATTTGCAGAAATAAATATCATTGTTGGCAATGAAGCAATTAATACCCACAAGAAAGCCGAATTATCTGCAAGTTTTGATATAAAATGCGACCAAACTGGTATATTTAATTCAGCTAAATTAGCATCTGTTCTACCTTACATTGAAACAATTGATTTTTGTAGTGACACAAATAAAGTAGCTTTGTTTTATGGAAAAAACATAAGAGGTATTATATGTCAATCGATAAATTAAAGGTTAAAGCTAAAGTAGTTTATAAGGCACTAAATGGTTTTGATTATACCATTAAAGATTGTTATGACCATCAACGTTTAATTTTTATTGAGACTGAAAAATTAACTTATAGTAAAGGTCAAGTTTATTCTGAAATATCGGAACCATTGGTTGGAAAATCATAATGTTTTTTGACGATGTGAAGAAAAAAAGAACTAAGGTAATTAAACTTAAACAGCATGTTGAACATGCTGTTTTTGATCCAATTGACTTTATGTCAGATGCGGAATTATTAACATTGCCTTATGGTGATAAGTTTGTATTTGACACTGAATGTTATTTTAATTTTTGGTTTATTGGGTTTAGACATATTGATACAGGTAAAATAATTAGTTTTGAATTAGAAGATTATAAATTAGATTTTCAAATTAATAAATTACTGTGGATATTAAATAAATTTTGTTTGATTGGATTTAATTCAATTAATTACGATCATTTAATGATTTCTTGTGCATTAGAAATGTATTCAACAAATGATTTAAAAATAATTTCAGATCGATTAATTAAGTTTAGTGAAAAACATCGCGACATTGCAAAAGAACTTGAAGTTAAATTAATTTCTTTCAATCATATTGATTTGATTGAAGTATGCCCATTATCAGCATCACTAAAGACATATGCAGGACGATTACACGCTAAACGTATGCAAGATTTACCTATTGAGCCTGATGCATTATTAACAGAAGAGCAAAAAACACAAATTCGTTATTATTGTTGCAATGATCTTTCAAATACACAACTCATTTATGATAATCTTAAAGATCAAATTGCATTACGAACAACTATGTCTGATGATTATGGGCAAGATTTACGCTCTAAATCAGATGCACAGATTGCAGAAACAGTGATCATATCAGAAATTGCTAAAATTCGTGGTTTTAGACCTAAGAAGCCGAAAGTAAATTTTAATGAAACTTACCATTATAATGTTCCTAATTACGTTAGTTTCACACATCCCATCTTATGCAATGCTTTGGATATCATATCAAGAAATGCGTTTACACTTGAGAACAACGGATCGCCAATATTACCACAGCAAATTAAAGATTTGGATATTAGGATCGGCTCTAGTATATACCGTTTGGGTATTGGGGGTTTGCATTCTAGTGAAGAATGCGTTTCACATATAGCTGACGACAATTTTGTTTTAATTGATAGGGATGTAGAAAGCTACTATCCTCGCATTATTATTAATCAAGGTTTATACCCTGCACATTTGAGTAATTCATTTTTGACAGTTTTTAATGCAATTACAGAACGTCGAATTGCGGCTAAAGCAGCTAAAAACACTGTTGTTGCAGATAGCTTAAAAATTACGATTAATGGGAGCTTTGGTAAATTTGGTTCAATGTATTCTAGTTTGTATTCACCGCAATTACTATTGCAAGTGACTATTACCGGCCAACTTTCACTTTTGATGTTGATTGAAAGAATTGAAATTGCAGGAATTCAAGTTGTTAGTGCAAACACAGATGGTATAGTTATTAAATGTCCTAAACTTAGAGTTGATGATTTGAATGCAATTATTAGACAATGGGAATATGAAACAAATTTCAAAACTGAAGAAACACAGTATAAAGCTGTTTATAGTCGTGATGTTAACAATTATATTGCTGTTAAATTGGATGGATCATGTAAAACAAAAGGTGCATATTCTAATCCATGGAATGATAAAAAATTAGCAAGTTTTAGATTTCATAAAAACCCTGACGCTACTATATGCGTTGAAGCAGTATGTGAGTTTTTAACTAAACAAATTCCAATTGAAAAAACTATAAAAAATTGCCAAGATATTACTAAATTTGTTTGTGTTCGCAATGTTAAAGGTGGCGGTGAAAAAAATGGACAATACTTAGGAAAAGTTGTACGTTGGTATTATGCCCACAATGAGTTTGGAGAAATTAATTATGTTTTATCTGGCAACAAAGTTCCTAAATCAGATGGGGCATTACCGCTTATGGATTTACCAAAATCGTTGGCTGATTTATCTATTGATTATGATCGTTATATATCTATTTCATTAAAAATATTAGAAGATATCGGCTATTACAAAAAACTAAAACTATTTTGAGGAGTAAAAAAATGCAAGCACTAAGATTTGAAGGTAAGACTAGAACCATAGGAATTGATCAAAAAAGTGTTTATCCTTTACATATTCGCGATAGTTACAATAATGAAATGCAATGCAATCAAATGCAAAGCGTTTGGAAACCAACACCAGAAGAACTTGAAGTTTTAAATAACGATGGGTTTGTTATGTTGATTGTTATTGGTATTTTACATCCACCAGTTAAAGTTGAAGTTTTGAGGAATGAATAATGAAAATTAAAGACAACGAAAAAATAATTTATGATAAATTAAAAGGTAAATATAAACATTTTTGCCCGGATTGGGATTTTCTTGCAATTGATGAAACTCACGGTGAATTCGAATGTTGTTCGTGTAATAAAGAGGAAATTTTAAATGTCAAAGACTGCAAGAAATAAAGGAAAACGCGGCGAACGTGAAATCGCAGATATGTTTATTGATTTAATGTCTGCGATTGAAAAAGAGCTTTGGAAAAAAGGTCATTCTGAGGAAGTGAAGCGGAACACGTTGCAGAGTGACAGAGGCGGATATGATCTTGTGGGCATACCGGGCTTAGCCATTGAGATTAAGCGTCAAGAGGTTGTGCAGCTAGGGCCTTGGTGGCAACAAACTCTTGCGCAAGCCAAGCATGGCCTAATGCCAGTTCTGATTTATCGTGCTAGTCGTCAACCATGGCGAGTGCGAACAATGACTTATGTAGCTATTGCTGGAAGCGGGGTTTATTCCGCTTCCGATATTTCTATTGATGATTTTATGAGAGCTTACTCTATTTATTATAAATCAATTTTATAATGGAGAGAACTTATTAATATAAGATGCTAAATAAGATGCCATTAAACCACCACCTTTAGCATTTATATGCAATCCATCTGATGTTAATGCATTTGCAGTAAAAAAGTTAACGCCACCCTCTTGACCAAAATTAGCAACTGGCCATCCAAAATATTCGCCAGTTTCAATAATTGCTTTTTGAAAATCAAGTAATTTTTTGCCGTCTGCTCGAACTCTTGAATAAATATTATTAGGAGTTCTATTATCAGAACTATAAGGCGTCATTAAAACAATAAAGCAATTTGGAGCTTGTGTTTTAATTGCAATTAATGCTGCATATAATGCCCCGTAAAAAGTTGCTGTTGTTGTATCACCAAAAACACCTAACGAAACAGCACCGTCACCAAAATCATTAGTGCCAATTTCCATTGTTACTAATTTAGTAGTGGATGATATATTTACAATTTGATTGTAAATTGCTAATGAACCTCCATGCCCTGTTTGAGATAAACCTAAAGAACCACCACTTACACCTAGATTAGTTAAAATTGTTCCTAATGTTAATGATAGTTTTGTAATATAATTATTTTGAATTGTTATGGAAGTTCCTAAAGCAGCATGACTTGAATTTAACCAAGGTTGATTAATAATTGGAATAATTGGCCCACCAAATTGCGCAACGTTTGAACTTACAGTTACGTTTTGTTTAGTCCAAACTGAATTTGAATAGTCATTTGATGATGTTAATAAGTTATTTTTAGTATTTAATACTAAAAGACTAGTTTCATTAAAATATAAACCTGAAACACCATTTCCAATATAAGGTTGCGTTCCAGTTTGTAAAAAAATTCTATTTTGAATTATGCTTATTGCTGTTTGTGTTGATGTAAATTGAACAACGCATCTATACCAACCATTACCTAAATTTATAATTGACGAACCTACACCAGATGACGTACCGTTCAATAAATCATAACTGCAATTTATATTAGGGGCTGTGTTATTAGAAAAGATATTAAAAACTGATCTTTCTTTTGCTTTTGCTTCAACTGAATATTTATAAGTTACGCCGTTAGCTAAAGAAGATGTTCTGAATATAGATGGGTTTACCGATCCAACACCTTCTATTATCAAATCACCGCTTAACGATCCATTAATATTTGTATCTAATAAAGTATCCATATTAATTAAAGAATTATTAATATTTAAAATATCTGATAAAACTTGACCGACAATAGTAGCTTTAAATTGAAGTGTATAATTACCACCTATTGTTTTGGTTGAATTTGTTGTAATTAAACTTTGTCTATACCATACTGGAAAAGTACCGCCTGCAAGAGCATATGGACCAATTGACATCTGAATACCAACATATTGGCTAGCTTGAATTGGTAATAAAATATCAATAGTATTTATTCCAGCTGCTAAAGTTATTGGTTTAATAGCTGTTGTGGTTAAAGTACCATCACCATTTAAAGTTACTACAAATACGTTTCCTGTTTGAGCAACTTCAGCAGCAACTTTAATTTGTCTAATAGAACCTGTTATTGTTGACGGTTCCGTTCTTATGCAATAAGCATTACCAAATCCATTAGCACCCGATAAACCTGACTGAACTGGTTCTACACCAACGTTAACGGTGGTTATTTGGGCATCTTGGCCTATTACCGTTCCAGTTTGACCTATAGGGCCAACAGGGCCAACAGGGCCAACTTGAGCACTTGCAACAGCTTTAGCTATTGTTTTTGTTGTGGTTCCAAGTCTGGTAACAACATCAGGTGCTGTTGCTAGACCATTTACAATCAAAGATAAATCATCAGCGTCTCGTTTAGCATTTGTCAAATCAGTAAGTGTAATTGCTGGCATTATTAAATTCCTTATATTAGGTTAGGGTCAACATGATCGTTCAAATAATAGTTATCTGAATAATTAATTGCTTTTAATGTATTTGTAAATTTATTTGCAGGTTGTTTTTCAGTCAAAATAAATGGTAAGTTGACTAATGATCCAACTCTTGATATAATAAATGTAGTTCTAGCATAACTGTCAATATCTAAAATTATAGGCAATGTTGGGGCTGAATTTATTATAACTTCATTTGGGTTTGGTTGTGAAATAATAGTTCTAGTTGATATAGTACCGTCATAATTTTGCAAGAAAATAGTATCTCCATTTCCAACAATCACATTCACACTAAGAGTTAATGTCAAACCAACTTGATTAATTATATCACCATCTTGTGTTTCAAATCTAGTTTGATCTGATATTAAAAACTTATCACTTATTACAAGTAAGTTGCTTTCTTGCATTGTTTCCATATCAATCGCAATGCGTTGATATTTAAGTTTATTCCAAGCTCGCCAAGCAAGGTAATAAGCTTGTTTTTTATCTCTAATTCCAATTAATTGAATCTCTTTAGGATTAACAATTGTATTATTTGGAATATAAATAATATCTTCTAAATCAGTCAATGGATCAATATATTTAAAACTAACGCCATCATAATCATTGCTTATTCCAAAACTAACAGCGCGCTGTTGAGTGTTTGGTATTATGTTACGATGATTAAACATTAGAGTACTAATTGTATTTTCTTTTTCAAATTTAAGCTTTATCAGATAACCTTGTCGATAAGCTACGCAATGTAAACTTGCTGCTATAGATGCTATAGTTTCTTCAAATGATAAATCTGATTTATCAAATGTGTAATTAAATTGCCCACAGGTAATTAAACCAGATGTGCCAAAATAACTCTTAATTGAAGCCACTGTTGAATAAATATTTTCAAAGTCAATTTCAGCTAAAGAACGTTTTCCAATTCTACTATCTAAACAAATAGCACTAATTATATCATCAGCACTTTGTGTAGCTGCTAATAAATTATTATTAAATGTATATGTGTTGGCTATTCTTGTGGGTAATTTTCTTGTAACCAAACAGTTAAATTTACGCTCATTGTCTGAATTGGAAGTTGATGATAAAGCATATACAGTAGTAACGTCTCCAAAATCTGATTGTGTTATAAGTGATCCATAATATAAATCTCTTATTCTTATTTCATCTTGCCCTGCTCCATTGGCAACATCTGTTATTAAATTAGTAGTTCTTTCTATTGTTATTGATAATGAATTCGAAGATGGAATATCTAAAAATAAACTATAACCTTTTTGGCTTGCATATTTATTAACAGCAGACAAAGATTTATTAGTTACCGTTGTTGTATTATTGGTTAAATCTATTACAGTTATTTTTATATTTACTGGTGTTATTAATTTATATTGACCGTTAGGTGCGATAAAATTAAATAATAATTTTGTAATTGAATTACCTGTTAAATTATATGGACCTAATATTGTTGAAGTTCCAACTTTACTTATAGATAAATTCCGATTACTATAATTTTGTAAATTAAATTGCCAGTGAGATGGATATGAAGTTATATAAGTATGAGAGTTATCTGTAAAACTACCGTTCCTTGGTGATAATGACATTGAATAATAAAGACCTATTCCAGTATTGCTTCTTGAAAAGCCTAATATCGTATAATTACCATTAATATTTGGGTTAGTTGTTGAATTTAAAGTTATATTATCACTAACTGAAAAAATAACAGAAAAATCAATACCGCTAATTAATCGACAAACTTGAGAAGTAATAGAGGCTGTTTGATTGGCTGAATTAGGAACTAAACCATTGAAAGCAAAATAACCAGTAGTAGATAGCAATGCACTAGCATTTGGAGCTAATACAACTTGATTATTAATAGCATTTAGTTTTTGATAAGCAACTAAAGAATGAGCAATATTAGTACCAAATTCGCTATCTTTTATTGTATTATTCGGAGATTGATAAGGTTCATAGAAACAATAACCGTTATTTGCAAAATCCGTGACTAAAGAAGAACCTTCTTTAACATCTTCAATTAAATAGCTACCCCTGCCAATACACATATAAGATAATTCAAATTCATTACCATTTGCATCAAAAAATGTATAAGGTAAAGAAATTAAATCGGGAATTGACCTAACTTTACCGTAAATATCTGGAATTCTGGCATTCAATCTAGCTGTATTTTGACGTTCAGATAATGTTTTATTATTTGGTGATTGAACACTTTGACTATTTAAATCTTGAGATATTGTATTTGGAACCTTTGGGCGTAGTAAAAATGCAGTTGCTGCAACTGCTATGATTGCAATAACTGCAACTACGACGGTTATAGGATCGCCTGGGTAATTTACAATAAAAAAATCACCTTTTAATTCAGATAATTTTATAATATCATTTTCTGAATTAGGTGTAACATCATTAGAAATTGCAACTGAATTATGATAAATGCGGCTGCCATTTGGAAATTTTTCATATTTATTACTAAGAAAATCAATTAAGTTCTCTGTTTCAAATTCTTCAAATGACATTTTATCAAAAACATTATCAATAATTACAATTTTCATTTTATATATCTCAATTTTGTAAAACCGCGTGTTGCAATTTCTAATTTAAGGTAGTGTGGCCCATTTTCGGTTAAATGAAAAACGTAATTATCAATATAAATGCCCACATGAGGGCGGCAGTTGCGCCTTTGCATTAGTACTATACATGGTGATTGTGGGCAATTTAATTTTTTAAATAGTCGCATTTCATTTTTAGTTAAATGACTATTCAGTATTTTATTTATATTGTCAATAATATCAGTTCCGGTTAAATCTTTCCAAACATCAGCGGCAAAATGCAAACAATTATAATTTTGTTCGTCATATTGTTTGCTAAAATATTTATCTAATTTCATCTGAATGCTGCTAATCCTGGAAATCTGCTTATTGTGTAAATTTCACCTGTTTTATTTATATTTAAAGATGGGGCTTTAGCTTCAAATAAACAACCTTTTTCATTAAATGTAAATGTGTTTATTTCATAAATAAAAGGCCCATCTAAAGGTGAAGTTAAATCATCGCTTCTAAAAACTCTATATTTTACAATTGGTTTTATATTAAATCCGTTAGCTGTCGTAATTAAATCTAATTCTTGAGGTATAGTAGTTCCTAAATCACCTAATTCAATTCTTATAGCATTATCTAAATTATCATAACTACCAGTGGGTGTTATATTTAAAGGGTAGTAATCAAAAGTAACTTGAACGGCATTTTCTAATGTAGCAGTTAAACCTCTGCTGGCATTTCTTATTAACCTGTAAACTTTAGAAAAATTAGGGTGTGATATTTCTAAAGTTTCATATTGAATAATTGTAGATTTACTATTTAGAAAAAAATCAGATAGCTTACTCATAATTTAAATCTCTCTACCGTAGGTTGTATATTTAATAAAACATTAAATGTATCTAAACCAAGTTCGCTAGTTATTTTTATTAATTCCATTCTAAAAGTAATTAAAGATAAGTCTGGCAAAATTTCTAACGATATTTTTAAAACATAAACATCTCCATTTTGAGACGCTAATGATAAACTATTTGGTATTATATTAGCAACATATTCTAATAAATCTGATTGTAGTAATATTAAATCTATATTAAAACTTTGATTTATTTTAAAAAATGCAATTAAAGACAAATAATCTGATTTATTAACTGTCCATTTACAATTTAAAATCACTGAAGTTTGATCAAAATCTTTACGTTGTCTTGAATTACCATAAATTGCTTGATTTGAAACTAAAGTTTCTTTAAATGTAACTTCATAACCATCAATGTCTGGAAGTATTAACAATTTATTCATTGCAATATCTCCAAAATACATTTAACTTCATATGAAGCTGATTTAACTGAAAAGTTAAATGAATTTGGATATATTCTACAAATTCTATTTGTTATTATTCCTAATTCATCAATTAAATTTACATTAAAAGCAAGCCCAATAGTTAAGTAGTAAAATGCAATTAAATAATCAAAATCTGCCGAATTAACATACCACGTTACATTTGCTAGTTTAGATTTAGAGCTTAATGAAGCTCTAAATCTTGATTGTGCACCATCTAATATTGTTGAAATATTATTTGTTTGTAAACTAACATTATAATTAATATTAGTAACTTTAATTACACAAGTTTCCATTAACGTCTCCTACTAGCAGCAACGTTATTTCCTATTGCTTTAGATATCCTACTGTTAGGATCATTAAGTGCACTAGCAACGTGACTTTCTGAATGCTTAGCTACTGCTAATTTAGCTTCTTGATTTGCAATTATGCGAATATCAGTTTCCGACAATTGCTGAATTTCTATATTAGCACCTGTGTTATTAATAACAGTTACGTTTATTTTACTATTTCCGTTAGACGAATTACCGCTAATTTTATTTGTTGGTACAAAGTTATTTATATTTTGACCAGCATTCAAGGCACTCAATAAACCTTTATTATCATTAGCAGCTTTTGCGTTTATAACAAATTCACCATTACTCAATTTGGCTAGAATGCTATCGCTAGTGCTGGTACCAGGACCAGTTACTAAACCACCTGTAGCGAATGGTTTTGCAGCAGCTAAAGCAGCACTAGCAGCGTAAGCAGCAGTCATGCCAGCTGTTGCCGGTACGCTGTTTGTACCAGACGTTGCGAGTGAAGCACCCGCCGCCGCTGGTGCCCATGCGGCGGCTACCGCAGAAGCTTGCGCTATTGTTGACGCGTTTGCAGCTGCTGCCATTGTTTGACCTAACGCAGTATTAACTAAATATTGAATACCAAGCTTAACCAAAGAACTTATTAAACCTGAAATTGCAGTTTGTGCAACATCATGTAATGCGGTTTTTAAATCTTTAGCTTTAACAATAGCGTCTCCTATACTATTAGCAAATCCGTCACTTACAGTTTGAAAGAAATTACCAAAACTAGAAGATAAACCAGGTAAAACACCTTGATAATTTGAAACTAATTTACCTAATGAAGTATTAGCAATATCAACAAAATTTCCATTACCATATTGTAATTTTAAATTAGCAGTTTCTAAACCAAGTTTATTTAAACTAATTCCATAGTTTTCTGCATTCAAAATACCTTTGGAATAAGCTTCATTAGTTGCTAAAAGTTGATAATTTAAAGATTGTACCTTACCTATAGTTTCATTGTAAATAGTATTTCTAGCAGCATCGGCTAAAACTCCCTGTTCTTTAATTGTAATTTTAGCACGATCTAAAGCAATTTCCTTTTCAGATAATGCATTACCTGAACTTCTAGCGGCTAATTCTTTCTGCAAAACTTGTTCTTCGATTTGTCTTTTTGTTCCTACAATCCCAATTAACGCAATTTCCCTATCTATTGCATATAATTCATCAGAGCGTGTTTTTGCAGCTTCAAGTCTAATTTTATTAGCTTCATGCATTGCAGCAGATTGTGCTTGTGTTGCAGTAATATTTTGACCAGCAGAATTAATCAATGATTGTTGCATAGCTAAACTTGCACGTTCAGTAGTTGTACGTGCATTAATAGATTTAATTGCTAAATCTTGCGTAGCACTTAAACGACTTTCAGCATTACCGTATTTATTTAAACTAGCTTCCATATTTTCAAATATTTTAGAGGTTTCACCTAATCTAACCAGTTGATTATTTAAACGCTGTAATTCAGCAGGATCGCTTGTACGAGAAATTTTAGATTTAAGTGATTCTGTAGCTTCTGCTAATTTAATTAATCCATTTTTACTTTCACTAACTGAAGTATTAAACGTATCAAATTTAGAAACTAATTCTTGAGCTTCAATTGATAATTTATTAAAATTAGCCTCAGTTGCTTTAGAATTAACACTCAAATTTTGTAAACCACCACCATCAAAGCGATTAATTTTTTCAACTTTAGTAATTACAGTATCAAAAAATTTGGAATAATCTTGAATTGCCTTATCAGCACCTAATTTAATATTATCCCACCAACGAGAAAATACAGACATGCTTTTACTAGCATCTAAAGTTTTAGAATTCAATTTATCAAGAATAATGGAAATTGCTTCTTGTTTATTACCCTGTTCAATTAAATTATTAATCTGACGCATACTTGATGCATCAAGAAAATTAAGTTGGTTATTTAATTCTTTAACTTTATTTGTCGGATTGGCAAATAAATCTGATAATAACTTACTTCCTTCTGATTTAGTTATTTTTAATGTTTCACTTAAATTTTTAACGATTCCTATACTAGCAGCAATGTTAGCCGAGCTTGCATTGCCAGCACGAATTAAAGAATCCCCCAATTCAATGGCGAATGATTTTGAAACTTTACCTGCATTAGAAGCACTTTCTGCAATTTTATTAAAATTTTGAATTGTAATACCAGCATAAGCGCCGATACCGCCTAAAGTGTTATTAACTGTTCTTTGTGTTTCATAAAAATTATACATAGCAATAGCAGTGCTAGTTGCAGCAATGGCAACACCACCGAAAGCGACTTTACCCACAGAAAGAAATGACATTAAATAATTAGCAGTACCTTTTAATCCACCAATTAAGCCTTGACCACTAAATATTTGCGCAATCTGTGAACCTTGTTGAATGAATACCGTCATTGGCTTTTGGCCAGAATATAGAGAAACGCCAATATCATTAATCTGATAGCTAAGATTCTGCAATTGAAAACTTGATAATTGCGATTGACTACCCATTGATTTAATTTGCCGCTCCGAGCCAAGCAATGTATTTTTAGCAGCAATGTTAGCTTTTGAATGTTCGTCAACAGTGATCAAATTTTTACGCAACAGTGTGTCGGCAAGCGCTACTTGATTTGAGTAGGCCCGTTGTGCCCCTGCTAGTGGGTCTAGGCGTCCTTTTAGTTCGGTGGCTTGTGTCTGGTACCCCTTGAGTTCCTTTGCCGCCTGGGATGCCGCGCGGGCTTGCTCTGTAAACACGTACGCGCTATCCTTAGCGCTCTTGCTAGGGTCACCTGAGTTCAGACCAAATTGATTATTCAAACTAGCAGCTAAATTATTAGTTGGAGCTTCAATCTTGATTGATTTGGCTTTTTCTGCTAATTTATCTAAAGCTGATAATTCTTTATAAATAAGCAATTCTGATTTTGTATGAAGTAAATTAGTTTTTGCTAATTCAGTTTGTAAACGTTGCTGTGAAGTAACTAATTTTAATTCCGAAATTGAAAGTGAATTAAGCTGATTTAAAAGTTGATTTGAGGGTGATGTTTTAAATAAATCGGTTAACTTTTCAACTTCCGTGTGGGCAGATCGTGCTGATTTTGTTATGGCAATTAATTTAGGGTCAATTGTAGATGCAATTTTATCAGTTACTTCAATTTCAATAATATCATTTTCCATTACGTTTCCTTTTTAGGAAAGCTTTAAATTCAATATTTGTTTTATTTTTTGCAGCTTCTATGAAATAACGTGGTGTAATATTAGCAGTTCCATAATTCACCCAAACAGTTTGAGGAGCAGGGTTTGATATAATAATGTCATCTGCATTTTGTCGCCTGCTTAATGCATCTAATGCTATTTCAAGCGATGCTGCTTTAGCAATTGCAGCATTAGAACCTTTACGGCCAATATAATATGAGCTTACTGTTTTAGATTTATCAGAAGTTAAATCTAAACCTAAATAATCTCTTTTTTTCTTAGATTTAACTTTTTTATTACTTAATCCTATAGTCCAATTACTTACTAATTCACCAGTATCAACAGGACTTTTATCAATTAAATTAGTAACTAGTAATTTAGAATATTCTAAAATATCACGTTTATATTCAGGGTTAGCTACTAATTTTTCTATTTTATTAGCTAGGCTCAACAATGTGTTTTTTGCCATAACTATTCATCCGGTTTTTTGTTTATATGATTTAAAAAATCAGTATTTGTTCTCATTAATACAAAAACTAAATCTTCGATTGTTTCTAAATCTAAATTATAAAAATTACCATAATTTACAATCATTAACCAATTTATTTCACTTGAGTATAAAGCAATAAAAGCATCTAAAAATATATCAGAGCCTATAAGTAATTTAGGAGCATTTTTAATTCGATCCGGTATATCTTGCCCGGATCGAATTGACATTCTAATTAGAAATTCTTCTTTTGGTCCTAATTCATGTTGATAAATTAAGACCTTTATTAGTTTTTTACAACTAGTTCCAAACTTTTATCTTTGAATAATACTAAACTAGTTGACTTAGAATTAAGTAGTTCATAAAGATCATGTAAATCAGTCATCAATTTAACTGAATTACCAATATTATATGCAATGTCGTTACCATCGCGGTCTTGAACATTTTCCCAACCAAGTAAAATACTTTCACAAAAAACTTGAATGTTAAGTTTTCGTGAAAGAGATTCTGAAAGTTGTTCGTTAACCAGCTGTTGACGATAAGGACCAATAACCCTTGCTAGGGTTTCGGAATATTTTTTATTTGCTCTGCTCTGACGTGAAATTAAAAAACGAATTGGCTTACCGTCGTCAGTTGTGTCAACATCAATCCAAACACCAGTATTTTCAGCTTTAGCATCAGTTCCGAAAGTTTTATAAAGTCCCATTTTATTTACCCTAAGTTAAAGTTAAAGTTAAAGTTAAAGAAAAAGCCATGCCCACAGAATGAGCATGGCTTATAGTTCGAAGCATAGCAGTTTTATAGTGGTGCTGCAAGCATCGGTAGCGCTTTAAACTCAGACCAACTACAAGTGTAACCAGCTGAACCACGTAAACCCTTAGTTGCAATTGGCATTTTAACCGACTGGTCCTTTACTACGTTCAATTTACCACCGTCAATCTCAATAAGTGGAATATCGATAACCTTACCGTGATAACTAAATCCATCTTCATTTGGCGAACTTATAATAAGATCTAAAGTCATACTAGTATTAGCTTTTATTGCTTTAACAGCTTGAAAAGTAGTGAAGTACGCTTCTAAATCACCCATAACATCAAACGAACCAATATTAACATCAAATCCAGTAACTTCGCCAATTGCTTCAAGTGCAGTTACGTTATTTTTGATACTAAATTTAAGATCAGTAACAAATCCAACTGATTTAGGAGAATTTAATACACCAACAATAGAAGGTGCTAAAGCGGCACGATAAACATCTAACGAACTATTATAACATGCTTCGTTAGTTGCAATTGTAGTTCTAGTTCCAGCTTTAATACCTTGAATACCGTCACGTTCCTCAGAATTTAAACCAACGAAAGTAAGATCAGCAGAAATTTTATCTTTATTTTTGAATGCTATATTAAATTCATTGGCAACTGCGCCATTAACATATTGCGATTGAATACCTGTACCATCATTACCAACTTGACGTTCTAGCTGATAAGATTTAGTAATAATGCCGCTAGAAGTAGTAGCGTTTGCATAAAAATTAGAAAAATAAACACGTACATTTTTTGCTGCACCAACATTTGCTGTTGGTGTAAATGTGGTTTTATCAAATGTCGCACTAGTTGCTGTAGTTGATAAAACACGGGCAAATCCACAATTATCTAATGAAAATTGATTAACACCAAGATCGCCACCAATGAAAACCCAAGAACCAACTTTCAAGGATTGAAGATTAGACCCACCGGCAGTTGCAGTTAAAACCATAGATGCAGCAGAAACAGTCAACGCAAGGGCACCAGCGGCAAATTCAAAACCTACCGCCTCAATAACTGAACTTGTTGTTGGAACCTCTGCTACACTAGCTGGATTTGCAAGTGTTAAAGTTGTAGCTGTTGCAGAAATAACTTTAAAAATACCGTTATTAGCTGCATTAGTAAATCCAGTGCAGTTTACTAATTGATTTGCAACAAATGAACCTAAACCAGCAACGGCACTATAAACACCAGTACCAGAAGCAACAGCAGTTAACAAAATTTGAGCAGCATTAAGAGAAGCTGTTGTTGTATTTTCAATTGCATTGTTAAACATAAAACCTTGCATTAAACGAGAAATTGAAGAACGCGTTAAATCAATATTAAAACCAGCATTTGCTGAAATATAAGAAACTGAACCTTTAAGCCGCTGGCGAGTTCCGTTAATCGGCTCACGTGAAATTTTAGTAACGTCAGAACCAAAATCAGAATATGAATTCACATCCATACCATACCAAATTGGCGATCCTGGTAATACTTGTAAAGAAATTTCTTCTGCAAAAGCAAAAGTACTTAAATTACTATCAATTTTATTTGGCGCTGGCATATTTAAATAACTCCATGTTCATCATATTCATAATTTATAATAACATTAAGCTTATACCAAATGCTATCGTTAGGAACTTCAACAATACGAACATTATTAAATTTAATTCCAATTGAGCTAGGAACTCTAAATTTATTTCTTAATAACTGCCCACATGATTGCATTAAATCCCATGAAGTCTGTGAACCAATTGGGCCAAATATTTCTATGGATAAAATACCAGTGTGGGTATAAACTCTATTTGTGTTGTCAGCAGTTGAAACGTATTTTCGATCTTCATTTAGTTCTTGTTTTAAAACTCGCAACCATAATTTATCAACTGGTAATTTATTTGAATTAGCTACATTTTGCCAACGAACGTCAATATTGTATGTCAATAAAGCGTTAATTGTAGGTAAAATATCGTTTACCATTTGAAACATATTATCGCGAGCTTCTAATGGTGATAATATCATCAATTTTCAATCTCAAGTTGATAAAATATAATATCGCCATTCGGTGCCAAAGGTGATATTGATTTAATTTTAAGTTCGTCGTTTGGGCGAATTATAATATCTGAAAGTTTAGGTTCAAAATTAACAGCACCCATTAAGCCGATCATAGAACCGATTGGAATATCAGTTCCTTTTAAATATCTGAAAAATTCCATCATAGTTCGAGATTGCGGTAAAAATACAATCGAAACATTATGGTTAACACTTGTTGGAATTGAGCTTAACCAAGGCTTAGCGCCAATAGCAATATTGGTTTGTGACCAAATTACAAGCTGACCTTTAGCTTTAATTAATCTTTTAGCATTTTCAATTTGTCTATCGTAAATACTCATCTTGGCAATCCATTAACTACAGGTTGAATTGCTTGTAAAATTAATAATGCGTTTGAACCTAAATCATTAACAATACTAACAGCTTCTGTAATAACACTTACAGTTTTGACATTAATATAAGTATTAATTGAAAAATTAAGCATGAAAGCACCTATTAATATAAAGCCCAAATATCTCTAGCTGTGCCACCATCTAAAACTTTAATTACACGCAATGGATTATAACCTTGCTGTAAAGGTACATTAGTTCTAGTAATACCGGATGCATCAACTAAATTAGCAGTTCCAGACACACCAACTAATAAACAGCGGCAAACACCATTAGGTAAGTCAGTTGAAGCTTTAGTTACAAGTTCGAAGCTTTTAGCGGGACTTTCTAAATTAGTGTCTTCAAATTCAAAATTATCTTGCGCCATAAATTAAATCCTTTTTACAGGCAAATAACCAAAACCACCATGTTTAGACTTAAATGGGGAAACTAAAATATTAAGTAAAGCGTCAACTAGTGGTAAAGTTGGTTCATTAGATGTGTTAATTTTTTCACTGAATGTTGTTTCTAAAGGTCCAATTTTATCTTTAATAACAAATGGTCCTGTGACAGTCGGAATTAAATCTATACCATCAATAGAATGAATGGCTAATTGCATTTGGGCTTTTTTAATTTGAGTCGGAATTGCATTATCAGCAATAATTGATAATCCAACATTTGCACCAGACCTAGGCCATTTTAATTCTTGATTTAATTGAACAATTTCACCTTTAAAATTAGCTATTGTTTCTAAATAATCTATTGCTTTTATCAAAGCAATTTCAATTTCTGCATCAGCAGAAGGTAAAGTAAAACCTCTTGCTGATGCATAATCTTTCATTTCTAAAACAGTAACATAGCTATTAGCATTAACAACTAAACTACCATCTTCGATAATGAGCATTTTATATTCCGATATTAAAGAGTTTTAATCATAACGCCGGCGGTATCTTTAATGCTGGTTACATATTGATCCCAATTAGTAGCAGTTTTTAATTCTACTGTAGTTGGGGCAGCACCACCATTAGCAATATCCCATGAATAACCTTTCATACCAATATTGCAAGACCATTCAGATTGCATAGTACGTTGAATATTAACTTTGCCGTTACGCTCATCAACCAATGAAGTAAAATCAGCGTTCTGCTCAACAGTAATTGCACCTTCAACTAAACCTAATGTAAGAAATTTAATTGGAGCACCCGCTACTTCTAAATCAGGGCTATCAGTCATAATAACAAGTTTACCAAGTGGATCGCGCATAACAATAACATTACCATATACAAACAAATTCTGAGCATTAGCAATGTTATTCGACCACATATCGTGCATTGGTCCTGAATGAGTAACCCATGCGCGAATTGAGTTAGAACGATCACCAAACTTTTTTGCACCTTTAATAAAATTACCAGGAACCATAGTTGCTGTTGATGCATCGTGAACTAACGCAGAATTTGCACCAATTACATTTGCACAAATACCAATTGCAGTATTTAAATAACGTTCTAATTGACCAGCAGCAATTGATTGACCAACAGCAGCACCAGCGGCCTTTGGGTCTATTTTGATCCAAGCGAATTGAGCAGGGCTTAAATCAATTAAATCGCTACCTAGACCAACTTTAACAGTATTTTTCAAAATATGTTCAAGTTTACGCGGCACTAAGTTAGTAGTATTGTCGTTAGGGTCACGATCACGAATCATATTGCCTAACAATTTAAAACTAGCGGCTTCTGTATAATTACCTAAATTAGTACCACCTGAATTTAAAACAATAGTACCTTCAACAGAAGAATTAAATAGATCAATTTGTTGTGATTGAACTTCAATCATTGTTTCATAAGCGAATTCATCAAAGATTTTTAAATCTGATAGTGCCATTTAAATTAGCCTTTCTGTGCTTTAGCTGCAATACGTGCTTCAATGCGCGATACCATGTCACCGACTGGCATTGTGCGTAGGTCAACAGATGTATTTTGGTGTTTGTCGCTAGCACTGCTAGCAGGTGTCATAGCGGGCGTTGTGGCACTGCCACCCTTGGCCTTCGATCCAATCAAGATAGCAGCGTAAGCGGGAGTTTCCAATACTTCTTTTTTAAAATCTTCCAAGCTAAATGCTGAAACTTTTCCTTCTTTATCTAAAATTTTAGTAACAGGTTTGTCGCCATTTAAATCAGCAACGATACGTGCTTTAATATGCGGTAATAATAATTCAGGTGATGTGCTAATTTCTTTTGCTAAAGACAAAGCTACACTATCAGCTAAAGTTGCTTTAGCAAAATCACTAAGCTTAGCAATAGAAGCATCTTTCAAATCAATTTCTTTTTTATGTTTTTCAAGCCATGATGCTTCAAGACTTTTTACATCTCGTGCTTTAGGATCATTTTTTAAAGTATCCAATTCACCTTCAATTTCACTAAGTTTATTTTCAGCGGCAATACGTGCTGCTTTTTCACGATCTTTAGCTCGTTTTAATGCGCCAGTATCCTCTTCACCAGTAACATCTAAAATGTAATTGCCGTCAATTTCATTATATTCTGATTTAAAATGATCCGCAAGTTTATCAAATTCAGCTTTAGTAATTTTTTTCTTCATAGCCATTTAAATAAATCCTTAGTTAGTAGGTGTAAAATTGGAATTTTTATCTTTAGGTTTATAGTTGTTTAATTCAATTGCATCTGATTGTTTCTTTGCTTGTTCTGCATCAATTGCGGCTTTTGCAATTTTATCATCAGTTAAAGAAACGTTACCTTTACGCAATGCCATACGCATTTCATCCCAACTAATTGCGCCATTTTGATAATTAAAAATAACAACTTTTTGTTCTTCAGGTGACAATTTACTAATAGCAAAATCAGTATTTAATTCAAATTTAATACCAATTGGCTCAATTCCTAGAAATCTACAACAATGTTCAAGTGATTTAATAATTGCACTTGCCGCATTTCTAACAACAGATACCAAAGTTGAATTTTCGGCACTTGCTTCTAATCCAGCCTCAGTTGCAGTTCTTTGCACGCTTCGTTGTTCAACAAGTTTTGCACCAAAAGCAACCATTTGACGTTCTTTATGGTCCATTGCTTCTTTGACCAAACCGTTTCCAGCTGCAACAAGAATACCAGCTGTAGCACCAACAGGCAAAGGAATTGCAGAACGAGAGCCTAAATTAAACCCACCTTTTAAAATATCATTAGCCCAATTTTCACTTAATCCTGTAACATAAGGTGTTGGTTGTCCAATTAAGAAGACACTTTCTTCATAATCAGCGCTATTAATATAATGACCGATATTAATTACAGCTTGATCATACATTGGCGGTTTATCAACATCAGCTGTGTTATTTTCAGCACCAATAAATTCAAACAAAATTGAGTCAAAGTTATTACCTTTACTATCAGTAGGTTGTGTATAGTCGCTAGATTGTAAAGAATCTTTATCTAATAAACGCCAAATTTTTACGTTATAAACACCATTAATTAAACGTAATTCTCGATACTGATCAATAGTTTCATAACTAAAACCATTATCGTTAATTATATGCTGTTCTTTTAATACAACTAAGCTAAGAACGCGCTTGTTATTATCATCATTTTCATAACGCCAATTAATAATATCCCAAGGCGCATAAGCTTTTATTATAGGTCTAGCTTTACCTAATTTTAAATCAGCCAAACTAATTGTTCCACTGGAATTAGAATAATCAGTTAATAATCCACAGCGACCATAGGGCAAAGCTTTGCCCACAGATACGCGAGCTAATTGTTTTAAACTAATATTAGAACCATCAACATCATTAATAACAACATTTAATCCGTCAGGAACTTCAATTAGAGGTTCTTTCGTAAAAACTTGACCCATTAACCCAGCAAAAGTTTGACCGGTAGCATTATAAAACAAAGCTCGTTTTAGATAATCAGCATAACGTTGTTCATTTTCAACGCTTGTATCAGTAGCATTTGGTTTAGGTAGGTAAGTTGTAGTTTTAGCTTTAATTGCATGATCGCCTTGCAAACAATCTTCAATTAATTTATATTGTGGTATTACAACAACTAATTCATTTCTTATATGTCTTACATCATTTGATTTTGTCATCTTGTGGGCATACCTATTTTTATAGTTTTCGCAGTTCTATTACTTGAAGCTAATACACGATATCTAACCATATCCCAAGGGTGGTCTTCTGCTGTAGTGTCAACATCGTCTAATTTAACAGGATCATTTGGTAAAATAGGTATTGTTGAAATTGAAGCTACACAATTATTAGTAAAGAAAATAGCAGGATTTTCAAATTCAACTGATGCTTGCAACCTATCTCTAAATAATTGAACTCCTATTTTTCTCGAACCTGCTGATTTGTCCGATTTAGTCCAATTAACTTTGTGATCTGACATTTTCTTTTCAATAGTATCAACTTCAATTTCCATAACATTACTTATTTGATTATCAGCAGGACCACTTGAAGGGTATCTATCTATAATTCCGTGTTTTATTAGTTTATCTTCTCGTTCACGAATTCCCAAAGCAATATCTTTTGCTGATAATCTTAAACCTTTATTTGTACCTAATTCTTTAGTTCCATACCATTCGGCGAATTGTATTAAAGTTCCTTTTGGTGGACAAAATTTAGTGCCATCTGGTAATATTGCTTCCTCACCATTTGCTTCAGCCCACCACCCTACACTAAACGGATGTGTTGACCCCCAATCAAACGATCTATCAATATGCCAAGTTTTAGGTATTTTGAATTGTGGTAATATGGCGTGTATTTGTTGGTTCCACAAATCGTCAAACATACCACCAGCTACAACATTCCAATCGCCTTTTAACCAAGCTTTTCTTAAGTTTGCATCTTTAGTATTATACAAGCCAGCAACATAAACAGGATCGAGATATGGATTTTCAAAAAATGCACCAAATATTGCAACTTGAGTTGTTATAACGTCTTCGTGTTTTCCAGTTTTAGGATTAAGAATATTAGTTACTAATTTAATAATAGTGCCATATGGTGCCGGATCAATAAAACGACGTTTAACCCAAATATGGCCAGCGCCATATGGGTTAGTTGTTGAAAATACCATTAAGGGAATTGATTTTAAAGGTTTACCGTCAATAGTATCATATTCATAACCAGGCTCTAAACCATAATCAATTGTTGGTGGCCCACCATTCCAACCTTTAATTTTTCTAACAGGTGTATCTTTTTCAGGTGTAAATGATGAACGGTTAGTGCTCATCATTTGTTCATATAATTCAGAAGTTGGGTATTTAGTTAATTCATTCCATCCAATAAATGGGAATTCCTGACCATGATAATTAAAATAATCATCTGGTGATTTACAAACACGGAATAATAATTCTTCACCAGTTGGCCAAGTCCAAGTTAAATCACCTTTAGAAGCTTTAAATTTAGCACCATCATTAAAAGCATAAAACCAACGTTTAGACTTTGCAATCAAGTCATCAAGATTTTTATATTCACGGTCAAAAATAACACCACGCCAGAAAGAGCCGTACCCTTGCCCTACGTGCCTACGGAAACGCATTAGCTGTGTATCAGTCTTACCAGGGCCACGTGAGCCACAATAAAGCGTGTGATGTGCACGTGTATCTACAGCTAGCTCTTGAGAACTATTAGGAATTGGCTTCCATATTACTTTATGATCACTTGAAAGTAGCTGCATTATTTTCTAACTGTTAATTCTCTAATTCGTTCTTTTATAACTTCTTGTTTGTTATCAATAACTACAGCATCTTCAAAAGGCTTATCAACATCAGTATTAAGTAACTTTTGCTGTTGAATTGATAATTTATTTTCCCATTCTTTATCAGAGCCATGATCTTTAACTAGCATTACTGTATTTTGAGTTGTTAATTTGACACCATTATTGTTGTTAATATTAATTCCGGGACCAGCTTGTGTTATTGCCTGAATATCAGCATATAATTTAAATGCTTTAATTTTAACTTCATCATCGTAAGTTTTCATACCCACAGAATAGACCTCAAATGCAAGTTGCGATTTTGTGGGTAATACTTTACTTGCGTCATCATCCCAAACTAATCTATCCATTTCCATTATAACAATTGGGTCATCAGGCCAATCATGGGCAACAATTAATCGATTGCCTGTGTTAGCTTTATCAGGATAAATAAAAGCAGCTGCTTTAAAAGCTTCATTTGGACGTTTAATTAAATGCCTAGCGAATTCACGCTTTTTAGCGTTTAATTCATCATCTGGCACCAAATCAAACATAACTTAAACTCTTTCTCTTTGTTCAATTAATTTATCTAAACGCCCATTTAAACGTTCAAATTGTTTATCTAACATCTTTTCTGATTTTTCAATATAAGCTAAAAATTCTTGACGCAATAGAAACGTTTCTCTAATTTTAGCAATTTCACCATTCATTTTTTCTTTGTCGTCTGCTATTTGACGCATGAGAGCCCTATCTCTTTGAATAAGAGCACCGATCAAGCTAAAGATAGTAAAGCCGAAACCTATGATGGTTGTCAATTCAGGTGTCATTGTAACCCGCCTCGCATAAGCATTAATTTATTTGATTTATTTGTTTGTTTAATACAAACATTCAATGCTGATGATTTATTTAATTCTGATTTACGTAAGTCTAACGTTAATTGCTCTGAACTAATCGGTTTATTTGGCAATTTAATTGGACCTTTTTTATTTTCAGCTTTAATTGTGGCTGGAATTAAAATTAATTTAACTTCATTTGAGAGTTTTGAGCTTACGCAACCATTCAACATCAACAATACAATTGGTAATAGTAGGAGCTTTAACGTTTTCATTATGCTTAATCCTTTTATCATTATCTAAATAAATTTTCATTATATCATCAATTTCAGATTGAGTTGCTGAATTTATACTAACTATATTTTCTAATTTAATTTTATTTTCACCAGAAATTTTTCCATTATTATAATTCTTATTAACGAAAAAAAGGGTTAGCAGAGCTAACCCTAGTGTGACAACAAATGTTATCCAAATTTTAAACATTTGGTTATTCTTTCAATTACATTCCGCTATTTGTTGCTGTTGGATTTGGTCTAATTCCTTGTGGAATGTCAAATTTTTCACCAGTATAAAATTCCTCCTCAGTTTCTAATTTTGGGCGTCTCATCATTGAACGAGGTTGGCGACCTACTGATTTTAACATATCTTCATTTGACATAAGAGTAGGTGCATTATTCATTGGCATTTTAGCTGCAATTGACCAAACAGCAACAATTATAGTAGTACAAGC